TAGCCGTAGGTGCTGCACCAACGACTTCCGCAACTGAAATCTGACCATCTGCTAGTTCAGCATTATCAGATATTAAATTGGCTAATGTACGTGCCTTACTCATGTTGGCTAATCCCTCTTATTATAATATTAAGCTGCTTCTTCTACTGGCGGTTCTTCCAGTGATGTAGCAAGCATTTTTACGAAAGCTTCTCTACCAATACCTAGCTGATCCAGGTTGAATTGTGTTGTAGAAATCTTCCGATCTAAGTCGGTGATATGGTTGATCATAGTCTTTTGCTGATCAGTCATACCTTCAATTTCGTATTCTTTATCGTTTACCGTTATAGTTGGGTTTTTTTCTGTTTTTCCCATTATAAACTCCTTTAAGTTTGTGGTTACGGGTTGGTTTGTGCATCCATTGCAGTCTGGTATGCAGTCTTCACTGCGTCTGTCCAAACTGCGCTACAGATTGCTTGCACTTCTGTGGACTGATCACTGATGTCAGTGTCTGCCCATGTATCGCCTGATTTAGTTGAGCAAGATAAGACGTGACGATGGAATGATCTGCTGATCTCTGTGCCGTCTCGTGCTATCACTGTAGCTGTACGAACTTGCACATGCTTGTGATCTCCTACGACTTCAATCTTATCTTCTACTTGTGTTTCTGTTAGTGCCATATTGGCCTCCTTTGTTTATCGTGGCGTTATTGCCACCTGTCCGACCCAAAGCTATGCAGTGGGTTATGAGTTTGTAAGATAAGTCATACTAAGCATTATCTGTGGCGCACTGCCCCACCCACCGCCGCCAAGATAACTGGTAGTTGTACCAGCACCAGCGGTATACAATACATATGCGAAACTAGTATTGCCTTCGGCGTAGGCTGTTAATTGTGAAACATTTGTACCTAAAAGATTAAAAAATTGAAAAACCCCACCACCGTAGCCTTGGACGGGTGCGGCAGGGAAAGGTAAATTTTGCACTTGCCCATATGAACCCGATGTAGTTCCTATAGAAGAAACAACAACATACGCTTGAAGGTGAACTACCCTTCCTATTTTTGTATAACTACCATGTTGAGTGTGATAACTCTGACCACTTGTTGTAGTACTTCCACCTAAAACAGGAGTCCAAGTCCCTTCTTCATAATCGTCCAACTTATTAGCCGCCACAGCACCGCCGAGGTATACACCGCCTGATAGGTAGAGGTCTTTGAAGCGTGTTGCTGATCGACCTAAATCTGTGGCGTTATCTCGTTGAGTGTTAGACGTACTCCAAGGCATAATAGCATCAATATTGTCTCCAAATAGAAGCCCAGTATCACCATCGCCAATACCCATTTGTATGCCACCAGAAGAGAAAATACTCCCCACCGTGGAGCCGTCTTTGCGGAACTCAATTAGGTCACCATCTGAGTTCTCACGCTCAAGTGTAGCAACCGTAGCAGTAGAAGAAGCTAGTATCTCTCCATTAGCTTTAAGAGTAATACCAACAGTATTGTTATCAACGAGTGTATCTACATCTGCTGAAGTATGCCCCACCAACACGTTGCCTGATGCATCAATGCGCATACGTTCTGAGTTGTTGGTATAAATAGATAACGCATTACTGTCTTCTTGTAAACGAGGAGAAAAACCTGATGAAGAACTTAAATATAATATTCCAGCACCTGATGAAGTTCCAAGTTGAATGTTTCCGTCTACAACTAATTTCTGACTAGGCGAACTCGTCCCAATACCAACTCGGCCTGATGTGTCTATACGCATACGTTCTGTGCCGCCAGTATCAAACTTGATGAAATAACCACTTTGCCCTGTTTCACCAGAACGTATTCTAAGTTCACCTGTTTGAATATCCTGACCTATTTGACCAAATGTTGTACCATTGTACTGAAAACCTAACCCACGCTGACCAGTAGTAGTGGTACTGTCTAAGGTAATTACAGGGGGTGTTGTGTTAGACAGCTCTAGCAAACTACTAGGCGAACTCGTCCCAATACCAAAATTACCTCCTCCGTTTATAAAGCTATGATTACCATCAGTGCGAAACGAAACAGTGTTGGCATCGTTAGCATCGTACAGATACATGTAGCCATCATCACCACCATCACTAGCTATTTTAGCTCGTAATCCACTAGCACTAGAAAACTCTGCAAGGCTCTGACTGTTAGTGCCTGACGAAACTACATCAATCGTAGCACTAGGCGAACTCGTCCCAATACCAAGCGATTCAGCACTCGCATCCCAGAAGAACTTAGCAGTTGTGCCTGTGTCCTCGTAGAAGCTTATGTCTCCGTTATCTTCAAGCAATAACCTTTTTTGTAAGTTGCCAGTAGTAGAAGTAAAAAACGCCAGAGCATTTGTATTTCCTGTACCTCCATCTATTGTATTAATAGCCGCAGTAGTTGTACCCCCAACATCAAATGAAATATTACGACCTATATCACCTGTTGCACTTTGGGCTGCACCTAATTGTAATTGATAATCTGATGCTGTTGTTGAAACTGTTGCTGCATCTGTAGTAGCACCCAAGTCCAGCCCATCAGCCGTCACTGTGCCATTGATATTTAGATTACCCGTCATTGTATCACCAGCAACTTCAACATAACGTGCATCTGATGCAGTTCTTGTATAGTGATCTGCTAATACAAATGTACCATAGGCTACAATATCAACTACATCATTTACTGATGCACCTGATGCTAATGTAATGCTTGTACCATTGGTAGCTGTGAAGTCTGTGCCAGCTAATAGTTTAACACCATTGAGATATACATCAATATAGCCAGTATCATATGTAGCAGCGAATACAGTTTGACCTGCTGTAGCTGTGTATGTGTTACGTTCTGATGTACCATTAACTGCTGAACCTGCTGACTGCCATCCACCAGAACCGTATACGTTCATGATGTTAGTTGTGCTGTTGAAGTACAATGCACCTGTGATAAGTGCATCACCATCATTGTCTACAGTAGGAGCGGATGATTTAGCACCTAAGTATCTATCATCAAATGAGTCATAAGAAGATGCCGCATTAGTAGCACTTGTAGCCGCATTAGTCTCTGAGGTTGCAGCATTTGTAGCTGAAGTAGCCGCATTGGTTTCACTTGTAGCGGCATTCGTGGCTGATGTAGCGGCGACAGTAGCTGAACCTAATATGCCATCTACATAAGTTTTATTAGTGACATCAGTACCAGCAGTAGGTGTAGCAAGACCAGTGATCTTATTATTACCCATAGCTAATGCACCAGACATTGTATCGCCTGTCTTAGCTACCCGTGTATCTCGCTGTGTGTCTGTATATACTTTTGTAGATACATCTTGTGCTGATGTAGGATCACCTGCACCTGTAATCTTATTGGTACTCATTGCGATAGCACCTGTCATTGTGCCACCAGCTTTTGGTAGTTTAGTCGCAATAGAGTTTGTTACTGTAGTGCTGAATGCATCGTCGTCATTAAGAGCATCAGCTAGTTCTCCTAGTGTATCTAGCCCTGTACCTGCATCACCAATCAGAGTAGATATTTCATCATCTACATACTTTTTAGTGGCGGCATCAAGATCAGAACTAGGTGCTGTTAGATTAGTAATAGTAGCAGATGTACCAGCATTCATATTAAGATTGCCGTTGACCACTAAGTTAGTAAATGTAGATGTACCAGAACCTGCGGTTACATTACCTGTTAGGTTTCCTGTGACGTTACCTGTTACTGCACCCGTATGAACACCAGCAGTATTACCAGTTACGTTTCCTGTCAGTGATCCAGTGATACCACCTGATGAAGACAGTGTAGTAAATGCACCAGTAGATGCAGAGTTAGCACCTATCGTAGAGCCGTCTATAGAGCCACCATTAATGTCAGCGGTAGCTAGTGTAGCCTGACCTGATGTAGATAGCGTTGTGAAGCTACCTGCGGCTGTTGTAGAAGCACCAATAACAGTACCATCTATGTTACCGCCGTTGATGTCTACAGTAGCGAGAGTTGATGTGCCTGATGCACCTAATGTAGTGAATGAGCCTGTGCTTGGAGTTGTTGCACCTAGTGCTGCCCCATCTATCGTACCGCCATTAATATCGGCTGTAGCGGCTACTAAGGAAGTGTTGGCATTCAGTGTGGTGAAAGTACCTGCCGCTGGTGTAGCTGAACCTATAACAGCATTATCAATAGCACCAGAATTTAGGTCTACCGATGTAATAGTTGTAGTGCCTGTTGCTGATAAGTTAGCAAATGTAGCAAGGCCTGTGAATGCAGATGTACCCGTAGTCGTAAGTGTACCACCGATTGCTACGTTACCTGCTGCCGCAATACCGCCACTTAGGAATAAGTCCTGGAAACGTGTAGAGTTGTTACCTAAGTCTACAGTGTTATTAGATGCAGGAATTATAGCATTACCACTATCAACTTGTACTAGCTCACGCCAAACGGCTGCGCCAGAACTATTACCTACACAGATATATACACGCCCTGTAGTAGAATTCTCCCAGATAGAGCCTGGAGCATACCCATCGCCACTATCATCATTAGCTGTAGGAACAGAGTTTGTTACGTTATTACGACCACCAACACCACCATGTACTAATGGTAGATATCCGCTAACAGAAGTTGTTAATGGTATCTTAGGAGCATCTCCTGTAGCACCTGTATGCCCGTGTCCTGTTGTTGCATTAAACGCAGCTAATAGTTGGTTAAATTCCGCATTGATTGGAGGCGCTGTAATACTAGAACCATTTATAATACTAGCAGTTGATTGCCGTGTGTAACCTGCCATTTTTTATCTTCTCCCTGCCGCACTGAACTCAAAGACTAAGCCTTGAATTGAGAATGGTTCTGATTGTCCGTCTGTCACAAAAGTAGCTCGAACTGAAAAGCCCGAACCTTGAATATCCGATGTCATGATCGGTTTGGATGCACCGCCGTAAATCACGTTTGCTCCGTTATAAGTAATGTTTCGCCCTGCGTAGATCGTAGGCGCACCGTCACTGGTTTGAGTATATGTAGAAGGTACTGCCGTATTGTAATCACCCCAATCGTAATCGATAGCGAGGTTCATCTCGAATGGGCCTTCAGCACGTACAAATGTATTTAGTTTTCGAATAACTTTTCGTTGTTCTGTCTCACCGAAATCTAAATAAGGTGTAGCGTAAACAGATATAATATTAGAGCCGTTAAAGCTCGTTCCGTTTTCTTGACGATAGACTTTACCATCATGATCTCCATGTAATATAATTTCGTCTGTGCCTACATAATCAGATGTTGCACAACTGGCTCTTATGCCTAGTAGCTGACCAAATTCCCACTCAATAGAACCTGATGTATCAGTTAGGCCACCAATGATGCCAATAGCATCTG